GTTTGTTGAAGTAGCACAATTTTGTCAGGAACAAAATTGAATGAAAGAATAATTTAGGGAGGGTCTGAGCTATACACTGGAATGTGTACTCACGTCGCCAACATAACCTTAGTTCTATCATTCAAAAAAAGAGACTAAAGCTACCCCACTGTTTATCAGGTTCGAAAAGATTGGGATTCTTAATAGTACGTTATCAGCGGTCTTGATTGCTCAAGATACAAAAGCAGTGGCCAACTATGCCTGCCACCCAGGCATGGGTTTTCCTTAAATCAAAGTTTTAATGATATTCGCGCCAGTGGATATAATATCCGTTATAGCGGATTGCGAAGTATCGTTTAAAATCGATTTGACCGTGTCCAGAGGATTTTCACTCACGACCTTAAGAAGATTAGAGTTAACGCTCGTGGCGACTTGAGACAATCCTGTAATATCCACAGGAGTGGGAGTCTGTCCGCGAACTATAGCTCCATTCACTTCGAAAAGTACAATGGCTTCACAGTCAAAAACGATGTTAGGAGTACAATGAATAAGGAAACCCATAAAATGATTTGCAGATTGTCGTGTGTACGGGACGCCTATTGCTGGGGGATTTACAATTAAATCAGGGAGATAATTGTAGTCATCAACAAAGTAGGGCGTGTAAGTAGAGGTACACCATTTTTGATTAACCGCACAATCAAAATATCCAGACTCAAGACCACCAGCGGTCCCCGAGGCATAAGTAGACAAGGTTGCGTGTTCAGGATGTTGAAGAACATCATATGAACCGCCCATAGTTAACAAGGGTGCAGACGATTTTACACGTAATGCAGCTCCAACAACTCGATACTGAACTCCACCCGCAAGGCCAAAAATTAGCGCGGATTCATTATATTCAGTATTGAGATTTTGAGTTGCAAAACCTGTAGGCAGTCCACCTCCAGTATCTACAGTAGGAAAGGCTTCAGGAAAAGATGGTATAGATGAGGTTGTATATATTAATGGGGGGGCAAAATCATTTGCAGCGTAACTGTTAGCTAAGCGTCGTGGGGCGAATAAAACACTCGCACATCCACCACTACCACCAGTCACTGGAACAGATGCAAATTTAAAACGAGCAAATGCGGACATTTTACGGGATTTTACGGGAGGGAAAGAAGGAATACAAGGTAGAATGGAGGGATTAGCACGTAAACCGGACGCTACATCCTCATTCGTTCGATCAAGAAAAGCAAAAGGGTCAGTCATAGCCAATGCATATTGACGAGCACAACTAGAAAGTTGTATGTTGTCACGTCGTTGGTTACGACGCTTCTCACGTTTGAGTTTAGGTTGGGTCAATCCAGAAACGGAGACCGGCACATTCAAATCAATGCTTGAAGCAGGAACTTTTTGTTTTCGAGGTTTTCGATTTTTATAGTCGTTGTATTTCTTTAATTTTTGAGCAGGGGTCATTTTTGCGAAAGATTTCGAATTTTTAGCATAATATTCAGATTGGGTCATCGACGTTTGGCCATTGCCATACGGATTAAATCCACCTTCCCGAAATTTATCCAAGATTTCTTTAGAACCTTTATGGTTCTCGAGAAGCAAATCAAGGAGTTGATCTTCAGGATTAGGGGAATTCCAAATAAATGAGATTACAGAATTCTGGGGAGCGGGAAATTTTCGTAAATGTTCAAAAATAGAATTAGGAGAAGGTTGCCAATAGTTTAATATTGCAATACCTATATTAGCGCATAGATCAATGGTGGCATCAGAAACAGAAGATCCAATTCCGATAACAGCCTTACCAATACCGAGAACGACTATAGAAGTAGCTTTATAGTCCAAAGTAGTGGGATCTTGTTCATAGTAAGGGGGAGTAACAATGATTTGTGAATTGCTCTGAGTCATCTCGGAGCGGGTTATTTCAATGGACCAGCCACCAGCCTCGTAGTGAACTTTAGGTTCAAAACTACTTTCCATTCCAAAATAAAACATTGCTAATTCACCTTCACTAGGAGCAGGGTGCTTTAAATGTGCTAATAGGGTTGAGTTTTGGGGAGATTCCCGTATCTTCTGCACCAGAGCTAAATAAACGGTCCTTAAAAAGGACCACTCTGGATGTGGCCAAGAAAATAACAGTATCGCATAAAACTGTTGCAAATATATACTTAAATTTGGTCTATCCATAGAATGCAAGATAGGTACCATCAATCGTTTTAGATTCCATTTTGGGGCCCACCCATAGGGGGTTAGCTCAAATGTGAATCCAAGGAAAGATAAATCCTGCAGTTGGAGATCGGGTTGACAAATAAGAAATTTGAGTTCCAGATGATGTTGAGTTGACAACCGTTTTTTAATAAAATCGTGGTCATAAAAAAAATCAAAATCTGCTGAAAGTCCAAACATATTATCATCTCCATAGAGACAGACCAATTGGTCATAAACTTCTTGATAGGACGGTAGTACACCGAATTTAGCATAGTAAGAATATACTAACAAGTCACACATAACTTCCTCACCTGCTTCAATATTATTAGCTGTAGTAGCTCCAGAACCTGAGCGATTACCACGCTTAATTATAACTACATCTCCATTAGTTAGTCGCACATAAGCATGCTCTGTATGTTTTAGAGTCCAAGCAAAAAGCTTTTCATCGCGGTCATTATCAACACGCAAAAATCGCTTTCGCCGAAGCATTACATGAGCAAGATTAATTTTACGATCCCAACCTTTATAATCCAAACATCCTCGTACAGGATATACGAGACCATTGTCGTCTCGTCGTTCAAATCGTTCAGCTAAACGGTGCACAGAGCCACGAAATGGATTAAATCCATAAAATGACCAATTATGCATTTTCAGTTGATTATTTGCTTGATGGAAATATTTAGTTTGGAGGTATAATAAGTGAGCAGGGGGTATAATAAAAGTTCGACATTTTTTATCCGTATAAATTTCAGCTCGTTCAGCCCATTCACGCTTTCCACAACTTGACCAAATTGCCGGAAAATCTCCATCATTCTCAATAGCATCTATGGTTTCAAAAAACACGGGATCTGAAAACAGGTCTCCGCGAGTCTTAAAACCCATATCTCGCCATGGGAATGAGGGACTTTTCTTTAAGTCAATTGTGTTTAAAATTTGTTCGTGCGTAAGGGGAACAGCTCTAAGGACGGATTCTAACTCTCTATCAACAAACATTAATGCTGTCTCAAAACAAAGATCAGGGGGAGGACGATAAAAATCGGCGTCCATCTTCATCTCTGAGATGTGCAATTGTTGTTTGTTAGGATTATTGACGAGGTAGTCTCCATCATACGGTAGTAAACTGTCATAATATTCAGGAAGAATTGTTTTTAAAATAGAAGGTTGATTCGTGTACTTAGTCACTATGGGTTGAGGTTTAACGTTTACGTCGTGACCCACGTAAACGAAATGATCATAAATTCCTGTCGGAGGAACATTAGTGTTGATTCGCCTCATTACTGCTGGGAAAGTTAGGTCTTTGCTTTCCCGGACAGAAAATCCGCTGCGTACAATTGGAGTCCATAATTGTACGTATTATCAGTCGCCACATGTATGCCCACAAGGTGCCCTGCACCATTGTAGTACGGTGATCCGCACTGATGATTCAGTGTTGTTGTGCTGTGACCAATACGATCTCGGCCTTGATGTTGATCAACAAAAGCATCCACTAGATTTGCTTGTACAGATATCCCTGAATTGGGAACAATACTTTGTATAAACAAATCATGTAGATGTTTTGGGTCATCACGGACTATAACAGCAAACTTTAACTGTAAATCTTCACTAATTGTTAAATAAACAACGTCTGATACGTCGGTCTGTTCATAATTTTCACCTATAGCAATATTTTTTGCGGGACATTTGTCTCCACAGTCTAACCGTTTATGACCTGGATGGTCAGTTCCGATTTTTACGTAACTGTTGGGATAATTGAGCAAAATATGTTCGCATGTGAGATAGAGCTTTCGACCGGTAACGCTGGCAGCTGACAAAATGCCTACTATTGCTTCGCGCCCATTCACAATACAATAAATAGGGGCAATAGATTTGGCGCGTTGACCACTGAGTTGAGGTATCTCGGTGCGCGCTTCGGAGACAGTTATCTTCTTCAGACTTGTTGTTTTTTTTTTTAATTGTTCCTCAGGAGTTGAATTCTTTGGGCAGGGGTCAGAACCATGGTCCACACCAGGGCATTCACGATCTTCATTCCGTTGACGTTTTCTCTCGCGTTTAACATCTTTTCGCGATTTGTCAGCATTTGGCAATGATTTTTCGATATTAACCTTTTGATGGGACTTTGAGGCGTTCTGTTTGGCAGCATGTTCGGCAGTACCTTTATACAGTTGTTCCGTAGAAACTTCAATATCTAAAAGTCGCGTGTACGCAGCAGATGCCTTTGCTTTTATCATATCGTGTTGTTCACGAGTTCCATATCTTTCAGCATCATCTGCACGATCTTTTAAGTCTTGAAATTCTTTTCGGGCTGCATCCCGCTCCTTGACCGAGTATTTAAATTCTTCTTTTATCCGCTCTTGCTCAGCGTGGGCAATATGTTGTCCTTTAGTGCCTCCTTTATTACTCTCTTCTATCTCCTGTTTTCTAAAATAGTAACCAACTGCAAATAGAGCGGCAACAACTATTGTTGATGCGCATGCAGCCAGTTTCCAGTGAGTAGCAAGCTCAGTTTTCATACGATTAATGAGCATTACTAACGCACCAAGGCGAGTAACAGGAATAGGGGGACCAGAGGCTTGAACAAATAGAGCTTTAGCATGTTCTTTTGAAGCAGCATAGACAATTTTCACATCCGCAGCATTTTCACCAGAGGTCTCAACAATATGATATTGAGACAAAATGGATGCTTCCGTGGAAATAATAGTTGGTAAATGGAGATGCTGAAATATAGTCATAGAATATATTCCACAAATGAATTCCATATCTTCCTCACTAAAATCACCTAAATTGGTGTTGTCCTTGTTGTTGCGATCAGTTAAGTATTTATTTAAGACTTCCCATTGAATTGGAGAACCATCCACTTGGAGCCAATCAAATAATATAGAACGAGCAGCAGAATTAGGGGTGTTAAATTTTTTCCGGTACCAAATACCACCATCATCATCAACTGACAAATTGCATAGTACCAACTTGTTAATACTAGCCCAATCAGCCTCATTTAATGCGTCAAAATGTCCTTTGACAAAGCTAGGCCATTCAGGATGATGGATATCAGAATAAAAATCAGGACTTGTCCAATGGGCGTCATTTGGTATTATGTTCAAGTCATTAAACAGACAAGCTGTGTATAGACCAGGAGCACACATAATTTCATTTCTGCAGACCTCAACCACGCGGTCATTGGTCATCACAGGACGACCATCAACTTTTGTAACGGTTACAGAATCAGAATAAAAGGAGCCAATAAAGCGCTCCCAAATGGACATATTTGATATTAATCGGAAAAATTTAGGGTCACAGACTAAAGAAACACCAAAAGCACTGCCAAATACTGCAAGCCCAGGCCAAAAGTGATTAAGAAATTCTGTGGTAATACTTTCTTTTTTTTCAATCTTCTTTCCTTTACGATGATAAAAATAATCGATGGTGTAGAAGATCAATACACCTATGGAAGCAACCGTTAGCGAACGCAAAAACGGAGAGTCCATAAAAGTTTCAGTTATACTCGATTCCGCCCAATTACGTGACACCATTCGTTTAAACCTTCTTGTATTTGTTTCAACAGCTCTATATAAACTAGCTAGAAACAACCAAGATAAGCAAAACATGGTTAAAGTAATGTGAAAGGGGGAATATGAGTAAAAAGTAAAACAATACGACAAAACACTAGACATACTGTCTAGTAAAATTTGAGGTACAAGTAAACTAACATATTCAGTAAGAATAAAAGGCATAGCACAAATAGTAGCAAGGTAAGAATAAGCATGAGTAACAATCCAAGTTCCAAATAATGGATCCCATACACATAGACCAGTAAAAAATGTACATGTTGAAGTAAAGAAATAAAAAGCGAAAGATTTCACACGGTTAAAGCAACCAGTGAAAAAAGATCGCAAATATGATCCTAGAGCAAACATGGCATAAAATGGTCCTAGTATAAAGGACATAACAGTAGAACGAGCAGTGTTAAACAAAGAATTTCGAACGTAGGCAAACAATGAGGTATACAGGTTAGTAAGTGCGGCTTCCATTGGAG